GCCCACTCTGGGTAATCACTGTTGAGAACAGGGCGAGGACAGCTGATAAGGCAATCGTCACCATTGATCAAAATACGTGCGTCCACGTCACGCGTTGCCCAACGAGCGGCAATGTATGACTGAAGACAAAGTAGAGGAAAAGAGAGGTAAGTGCCCATCATCTGACCGTGGGTGACTTCGCAGCCATCCACAGTCGGACGTAGGGACTCCACAGCGTCCTGGCGCACTCGACCAGGAACCCTATCACAACGCGCTAGAAGCGCGCCAAGGATAGTTTCGGCAACGTCCAATCTGAGATTGTCAGTTGCTCCAACCAAATCAACGGAAGTCTGCCATTCAAACAGACACGTCCCGGCGATAGCGGATTCGGTAGGCGGGCCTACCAACATCCACTCCTTCCGCCCCAAAAACGAGTAGAGGCACTCGTGTAAGGGGCCCAAAGTATCCCAACGGTAAGTTGGTATACCAAGGGGCCTCAACTTCCCAGCGGATGGAACCTCTTTATAACGCAGGTTCCAACCGCCTGACCCGGAAGGGATAGGACCTCCGGCCCGAACTCGAGCCTGGTACTTCAACCAAGTTGAATTACCAGACCAGAATTCCGACGAGAATCCACGGTCAAATCTTGCCGACCGCTTAGGGAAGAAACTATGACAAAAACCAAAGTATTCCCGATCCCATCCCTGAGGACAGACCTCACGCACTACCCGCGCTGCAAAGCGCAAATAATCCGGAGAAGAAGAGGGGGGTGTAGGGTTGCAGGCCTTGTCAAACCAGGCGCTGCGGAGAGAAGGGGGGGGGTGGAGGCTGCAATAGGCAGAAGGGAGGCCCTTCTTAATGGAGCTAACGCTGTGCGCGAGTTCCCACCTTTGGCGGCGACCGAGACGGAGGAGGAGAGGAAAACCCTGGGGGTCCCATCCGAGCTGGGCTCGAGGGAAGGGAGTAGAGACCCGGCTGGACCGGGGGGAGAGAAGGAAAAGGAGATACTTGCCAAGATCGGCAGGTTTGAGATCCGGTAACTCGCCACTCCCTAGGGAGTAGCGCAACCGAATAAGTCTCAGACCAGTTCGAATGGTCTCCTCAGCACGAGCCGCGTTGACGCGACAAGTGCAGCGAACCCCACCACCGCAGGCGGTTTGACGTGGGGCAAGACGCGAAGGACAAAGTGGGTCGTTCGCCATACTCTGAAAG